TTTTCCAACAAATTATATAGGAGGCTCTTTTGCCAATCCTCCAATTTCCAGAGTTATTTTTGAATATACATGCCCAATTCTTGAATTTGGAGATGGCCTTAATGGTTGCAATCCCACGGTTACAAAAAGTCAAGGAGCTGTTGACTTGGTTCAAATAGATAGATCAAAAACACTATATGCAATAAACTTTAAACTTCCAGAAACGTGCTATGTAAAAATATGGTATGCAAAATGGTCAACCAAAGAAAAGGCTCTTAATCTAGCAAGTTCGCCAGATGAGTTTTGGTATGGAAACGCAGAATTAATATCTGGATTATCAATTCAATCCCTCGTAGCAGACTTGCCACAAGTAAATGGAACGTGTATTTCTGAAAACAATGCTCCAGAGTTTATTCGCATTATTTCGGAACAAGGTGGACTTTCTGGAGAGCTTTCAACGCTAGACTTTGAAGACCTTGGGCCAAATGAAGATTGTTGCACCAACGAAACTCCAGATGACCAAAATTATTGCAGATATTCTTTAACAAAAAGGGTTGGTGTGATTGGATGGAGTATTATATCAGACTATACTCCGACATTTTATAACGTTACATGGGATCCCTTGTTAGATCAAGCCCCCGATCTAGGGTATTATGGAGTGCAAATCAGTTCTTCGCTTGTAGTATACTCACCATTCAATGACTATGCTCCAACACAACAAGAACAAGATAATTTCGATGCGGCACTTGCGGCATACAATTCTAGCCGAGCATCCAGCGCGCCATGAAACACAAGGTAAATTTGGACGTTGTTAAGTCTGTTGCTCCTTACAGAAAAGAAGGATATTTAGAAGAAGTGCTTCGGCGCGGAACTCTTGTTGACGGCGTGGTTGAGCTTGAGGAGGAAGACTTTAATGAGATCAAAGAAAAATACTCTACTGGACGGATCGCCAAACGAATAAAAGACATAAATCAGATGGGCGAACTCCAGTTCCCCACCAACAAAGAAAAACCAGAAATAAAGCCACCATCAATAGCTGATATGGCAAAAAGTCTAGTGGCTTCAACGGCCAAGTGGGCTGGCAGGGGATTCAAATTTGCCACAGAAGAGCAAGTCACCAGCAGACTAAACGAGTGCCATGGTTGTGAATTTTGGAATTCAACAGCATTGCGCGGAACTGGCCGCTGCACAAAATGCGGATGCTCCACTTGGGCAAAACTCCGCATGGCTACCGAAAAATGCCCTATTGGCAAGTGGTAGCCTTTGGTCTGACAAACTTAATGTCTCTGGTTTTTCCAGCGTAAAATACTTTCTTTTTAACTGTTTCAAACTTTCCTTCGCGAACCATGTTGTAGATTCGCGGGCTTGATAGACCAGTCTTTTTTGTGACCTGATCAATTGTCCTCCACCCTTCGGAGTTCATTGCCTCGATGGTGGTCTTCTGATTGTGGTTGTCGAACGACTCCCACACGCTATCCCAAGACGGGACTACAATTTTATCATTGGAGCTTTTTGCTCCTCTAGTTTTGCTATAATGGGTTGCCATGTGTATGTTCCTTTGTTGACTGTAAAAATCAAGAATCCGAAGTCCACGATACCTGTGCATCGTCTAGCCCCGAAACGACTGCCAAACCCCTGAAGGGCTGGTGTAGTGATGGCCAGCCAGTCTGGGCCTCCCGCAAAGTTGTGGTAGTGGACATGGGAGCGGATAAAGACATCCCCCTTGGGCTGTAGCTCCTTTTCAGACCATATGAGGTTCCAGAGGCGATCTCTGGCCACTCCGCTGTGCCGACCATGGGGAATGCCGCTGGAGCCCGCTGGGTGGTGTTTAAGGTCAAAGACAACCCCTTCTACGTCCACCCACTCATGTTCTCCGATTGTGGCGTCTACACGCTCTGCAATAATGTTTTCCCAGTCTTCTGAATCACCCGTATGGTAGGGGGTTCCTCTGGTGATAACAATCTTGCAGTTTTTGGTTTTCGGGATTTCGCGGATAATCTTAACCGCCATATCGCACTGCTCCTCCATATCGGTGGTGATCTGCTCCGTTCCGCCCGATTTCTTGCCAGTTCCGTCTACAAGATCCCCATTGATGAAGATGATATCGTAGGGGCCGTTTTTGCGGATGTTCTGGCTATACCAGTTGTAGTAAGCTTTGTTGGCGTTAACCCAACGTGACCGCTCTTCGGCTGGCTCTTCTGGTAGGTAGCCTTTCGGGGTTAACCCTACTTTGTGACCACAGTGGAAGTCCGATAGGACTGCTATTTTTTTGCTCATAAAGAGGTTGCTTGGTTGCAGAGATCTAAACACCGCGCATAGCCTATAATGTCTACACAACTATCCTTATGGCGGGGCGAGTTGGTAAGTCTGGAAAGTTTAACCGCAATCATGCACATGGCGATTTGTTGCGGGGTCACGTTGACCCCAAGGATGGCCCCCCACATCTTGGCCTGTTTGGTAAAGTCTTCAATCGGGCTTCCGTAGTCAGTTTGCCGATCATAGGAAGTAAGACGCTTGGCAATGTCGCACACATCTTCTTTGTCCAACCTAACCATGGATGGGTAGAGACGCAAGGGTTTTTCTAGCCATTGGGCTACGGCGACCTCCGCTCTTGCTCCTTTGGATTTCTCCCATTTCGGAAGGAGAACCAACTCATCGCATTCAAAGACCGCATCAATATCCCTTCGGGCACAGTCCTCAATGAACTTGCTGTCCATTTGGGAGTTGTGGGGATCTAGCCCTAGCTCTTGATCCATCCTTGCGGGGTTGATGACCTTATGCCCCGCCTTCAACATGGTTTCTTCGGCCTCAAAGAATGCTGGATGATTGAGTTGTGGAATGCCGCGCATGGCCCCACAGATGTATACTGTAGTCATAGATGTGTGTGTGGTTAATGGATTTGAATGCCGTAGTCGGCAATCAGATCGTAAAGAGTTTTCCTAACTTCTTCAATAGTTGCGCTATTCCAATCGGGATGAGAATTATGGCGAAGATGAGAGCGTAACTCATTATCAAAATTGTCAAGAACAGCGCGAAAATCCCCTGCTTTGCAAGCATCTTCAAACTCTTGTCGCTCTTCTGGAAGGGAGAAAGATAGGGTTCCATTAGCCATTGTATTAAGAGTCTTTGATAATCTTCTTAAGATCCCCGTCATCTAAATCGTCATCCCCGTCCTCATCCTCTTCTTGCCCGTAGAGGATGTCATGGATATTGGATACAATGCCTTCGATGGCGTAATCATTACCGAACTTGAGGAAAGCGTTTTTGGTTTCGGCCCCGTCCTGAAAAGTAGCAACGACAAAGCCCGAATCAAAGTATTCAACAAGATCCTTGGCCAATTTGTCCAAGACTTCTTGCAGTCTTTTGTCATGGGAAGCCATGAGTTTAGTCGATTTGTTCGCGGCAGTTCTTGCATAGTCGAATTGTTTTGACGTTGCCAACCCGAATATGTTCAAAGTTTTTTCCTCCACAGTAGTAACACTGTGAATCATTGGTTGCTTTTTGCTGATTGTGCCGCTTCTTGCTTTTCTGTTGCTCTTTCATTTAACTTTCGACTGATTAATTCTAATGTAACACCTTGTCAAAGAATGATTTCTACTCTTGATCCAAACCCCGTCACCTGAATCACTGTCTCTGGTTCCGCGCTGGTTTGTATTACCCTCAACACAGTCAAACATTGTTTTGCTTGTAGCCACCACAATTCCCGTATGAGAGAAGTCAAAGACCGCAATGTCCCCAACCTTTGGAGTTTTGGTATTGTAGATGACTTGGGTGGTGTTTGGGCGCTTCTTGGCCCATTCAATCAGTCCGAAAGCAGCGGCAGTCCTTGGACGCCACTTACTAGTAGTCATGGTCTTCAGGCCAAGCCAAGACACAACTTCCTTGTCATTGAGCCACTGAGCCACACACCAATCAACAAACGCAGCACACCATGGCCAAGCTGCTGGTGTTAAATTGGTTGCAGCTTGATACTCGCGCACTTTTTTGCCGCGATTGTTCCCACCAACCTCCTTAACTCCGACTTGCGAAAGCGCAATGTCTGCAAGTTTTTTTACCATTTGCACTGCCTCTTGCCGATATCCCAATTCCTATAGATCCGCTCCACCTCGGACTCCGATGGAGACGGAAGCTTTTCCATCATTGCGCCACTTGATTTTGGAAGTGAATCGGATGGAACTGAGTAAACGGACAAGGAAACTTCTGCGATCTTCTTCGGGCGGGACTTTGACGAGTATTGCTTTGAGAGTTTCATGGGATAGCCTCATTTCTTCTTACGGCGAACGGGCTTCTTGATGGCGATAGCCCTACGAACTTCAGTGTAGGTGATTGGCCCAGCCACTCCATCCTCATCCGTATTGACCAAGGCTTGGATCTTCTTGATGCCTTTGACGTTCACTTCGTTGGTAACGTAGTTAACGATAGAGATAAGGAGAGCCACAATGAAGCCAGTCAGGCTGACCTGATCAACGGATTCTGCCAACTTGGGGTCAACCATGGCGAGACGGGAAACAATGGCGGCAACCACCATGGCAATGAGGGGGGTGATGACTCCGCCCAGCTTGGAGACTAGAAACGCGAGAAGTTTATCTTTCATAGATCAAGTTTATAGCGTTGAACGGCAGATTCAACAGCAAAACGAATCAAAGATTCAGAGGCACTAATACCCTGCTTTTTGGCCGTAATGGTGAGTTTTTTGACTGCGGCTTCGCGCTTTTGCGCCCCAGTTTTGTCTGTATAAGCCAGAGACTCGACAATCTCCAAGGCAATTGGAAGAAGCGCAGCAACCGAAGAGGATGCCACTTCTTTAAGGATAGGAAGGAAGAAGCTGAAGACGGAGGATGTAATTCCCCAGATTTTTGCAAATAGTTGTTTCATAGGAATAAGGCTAGATCAGTATCCCTTGGATTGCAAGTAATCTTCGATTCTTTTTGTGCGCTCATCAATTCGGGCCAAGGTTTCACTTCGGGCATGGGCATCTTTTTGGATGAGTTCAATTGTCGCGTCCTGCTTGGCATCATTATTTTGTATGTGCCTCATTTGCTCTGGTAAAACAATCCATCCATTAAGCGCGGAAAACAAAGTGACCATCAGGGCAACACCCGCAATCAACTCGCTCATGGTGAGCTTTATGCCCCGCTCCATCCCCCTGCGTCTTGGGATATCTTCAATACTCATAGTGACGTAATAATGGAAGCCACTTGATAGCGCCAAGGCCAATCGATATATGTGGCTAGGTTTGCGGGGTTGCCCGTGTCTCCGCGATAGGCGGCGGCAATGCGTCCTAACGCTTGTTTCTCGCTCCAGTCGGTAGTTCCCGTGCTCAACCCCGAAACCGAATCATAGATAGCCTTCCATACATATTGTTTAGGAAGAGATATGTAATCTGCTTCGCTTCTGGGTGCGCCAGCAGCTACGGCAATCTTGGCCCAGAGATAACGTTCAGGAAGATCGGAGTAGTTGGATATCGGGCTTGGGGCGGGAGATTCGTTGATTACTAAACCAGTTGGATTAAACCCATCATCATTAAACCAGCCCGTGGCAAGCCAAGGATACTCAACATCCGATTGTGAGGATGCATTAACATTACCTTCGGTAAGATACCAACTTTCTCCACCCCAAGCAATTTCAGCAAAACCACCACTTGAATTTACACCATTAACATAGTATATATAAGCATCTCTTCCATTTGATGTTCCATATCTTCTGTAAATTCCATTATACTGATTAAATGGAGCAACCGACAGGCCAGAAACCAAAGCAGAAGAAGGAGCTTGGGTTTCTCCGAGTTCTTCTACAAGCCACTTGGCTAGCATCTG